GAGCGGACCTGTTTTTACTAATTGTTCAATGGCAGACGTTCGCGGCGGGAAAAGCCTTTTGACAAACGGCACTTTTGCAAGCGGGGCTTCTACTGGATGGACGTTGACAAACGCCAGTGGCGCAGCATCTGGAGATGATTTACTTATTACTCCTTCTTCTTCTAGCTGGAAAATAGCTCAGAGCATCACTGGAATTTGCAAATATGGCAAAAGATACATCGCCGTTGCTAAGTTTTTAGGTACGGCATCTTTTGCATTAGGCGACGCCGCTGGCGGAACAACAGGAAGGAGGCCGTTGCTTAATTTTGGCGTGTCAAATTTATATGAAGATGGCGATACCCTTTCTCTTATATCTTTTGAGTATTTAGGACAATGGGGCGAAGTGTCTTTAGGATCACTCTCCAGCAGCAGCGCTGCTACTGTTCGGTGGATTTTGTTGATTGAGGTATAAATTATGGCAACCAATCTTACCGGCTCGACTATCGCTAGCACCTATGACCAGCTACTCCATCTGGATGGCGGGCCGGAGGCTACTGAAAAAACAATCTACAGTGGGGTTGGTGTCGCCACGTCACTGAAGCTCGGCACTACCTCGTCTTCGGTTGGCAACGTCAGAGTCTCCGGGAACACGATCAGCACGCTCGATACGAACGGTAATCTGGTGCTTGCACCCAACGGCACCGGCTCAGTTGCTGCGTCTAAGGTTGCCATCACTGGCGGCACTATCACGGGCATCACTGATCTTGCCATTGCCGATGGGGGCACGGGAGCCTCTACAGCCTCGGATGCACGCACGAACCTTGGGTTGGGTACCATCGCTACCCAGAACTCCAACAACGTCACCATCACGGGCGGCTCCGTTTCCGGGGTCACCTTTACTGGCTCGTTTTCAGGGATCACCTCGATTGACTCGACGACGTTCACGACGAGTAATACAGCCGCTGGTGTCACCCTAACCGGCAATACATTGTCCGCAGACGGCACTGATACCAACATCGACATCAATATCACGCCCAAGGGTACGGGTGAGGTGAACGTCACCAATATCGATGTTCTCAGTGGCAAGGTACCGTTCAACACGATTACGAATTGGGCTTACGCCGCATTCTCTGATGTAACCGATCAGACGGGTAGCACCACTGTGGCAACAGCGGTGAAGTTCGGTACGACCGAAATAACTGGCGCTGGTGTAACGATGGTGACTGACGGGACGAATCTGACCCGACTGACATTTGCCGCAGCCGGTACCTATGCTTTGGCACTAGACCTTCAGCTTACCAATACCGATACCGTTGATCATACGGTGACCATTTGGCTTGCGTTGAATGGTACGAACATCGCTCGTTCTGCCACTAAAATGTCAGTACCAAAGGCAGCGGACGGAGGGAGTGCATTCTTCCAGTTTGTGTTTTACGTCACTGTGACAGCCGGGCAATACGTCCAAGCGCACTGGCTCCCTAGTAATACCGCTGTTACGCTTGACCATACCGCAGCAGCGGCTGGCCCTCCGGCTGTCCCTGCTATTCCATCCGCTGCTATCTCAGCAGAAAGGATTGCATGATGCCTACCAAACCAGCCAAGAAATCAGAGATGGCCTGTAACAAACCACAGCGTACTCCGGGGCATCCGAAGAAATCTCATATCGTCAAAGCCTGTTTTGACGGGAAAGAGAAGATCATCCGGTTTGGCGAACAAGGGGCAGAAACTGCCGGTAAACCAAAAGCCGGGGAGTCGGAGCGTATGACCAACAAGCGGGCATCGTTCAAAGCCAGACACTCAAAGAACATTGCCAAAGGCCCATCCAGTGCTGCGTACTGGGCAAACAAGGTGAAGTGGTAATGGCCTCCCCCAAACCAAACAATCCGTCGCTCTGGAGCCAAGTAAAGGCCGCAGCCAAGAAGAAGTTTGATGTGTACCCAAGCGCCTATGCTAATGCGTGGGCTGCGAAAGAGTACAAGAAGCGTGGCGGCACATGGTCTGGCCCCGACAACAGGGTGAGACGGAATGGCTAAGAGCGGCTTGGGCAAGTGGTTCGGAGAGAAGTGGGTCGACGTTAAGACCGGGGAGGAGTGCGGGCGCTCAGGGGCTGAGAAGACTTCTCGTGCGTATCCTGCGTGTAGACCAAAGGCAGCGGCAAGCAAAATGTCTGCGGCGGAAAAGAAAACAATATCCGCAAAGAAAACAGGCCCAACCAGACAGTCGTGGCCTATAACTCCTACAGGTAAGCGAAAGGGTAAGTGATGGCTGAGAAATGGATTAAAGGCGCAATCAAGAAACCGGGCGCTTTGCGTGAAGCTATGGGTACCAAAAAGGGGGAAACAATCCCTACCGCGAAACTGGCTGCGGCAGCTAAAAAGCCGGGTAAGATGGGGCAGCGTGCCCGACTGGCCCAAACTCTGAGGAAGCTAGGCAAATGAGCAAGATGTATATCCGCGTCAAGAAAGACGGCTTCATTTACGAATACAACGAGATCATGGCGGCTAACCCTGCCTGTGAAGTTATTCCTGAAGAAGTTGCTTTCCCAGAGCGGTTCATTCCTGCACATGTAGAAGTCGAGGAAGTTGTAGAACCTAAAGTTCGTGCTACGCGAGTCAAACGAAAAGCGGCTCTTGATCTTTCAACTGCTGACATTCCTGAAGCTCCTGCATATACTTCCGCAGAACTGGCTGAAGAAGCCTCAAGAGGAATGCCCTGATGACCCCCGCCGAAGTGATCACTGAAGTCAGACGTTTGATCCAAGATACCAAGACGCCGTATCGGTACACTGACACGGTGCTGTTGGGGTTTGTGAACCAGACGCTGAAGAAGATGGTGATCATTCGGCCTGACCTGTTCTCGGTCATCACTGACATCTCTACCACCCCCAACACGGTTATCCAGTCTTTGCCATCGGATGCCATGCGGCTGGTAGAGATTTTCGCTGTAAAGAACGGCAACGCGATACTCGAAGTCACTCGGGATACACTGGATCAGACGACCCCCGGATGGCTGTCTGAAACACCCGGTACCCCAGTGAACTACATGCGCCATGTGCGCAACCCGTATCGGTACTTCCTGTACCCTGCTCCCACCGCTGGGGTGCAACTTGTTGCTGAGTATGCGCAGACTCCAGCGGATTACACACTCGATCAAGAGATCGCAGAACTCCGGGATGCCTACTTTCCCGTCGTCGTAGATGGCGTGGTGTTCTTGGCAGAGTCCATCGACAATGAGCATGTGAACTCTGGGCGGGCCAAGATGTTTCAGGATGCTTTCGTACAGGCACTCGGCGTGTCGTTGCAGTCCCGCACGATTACTGACACTGAGGAAGGCGGGCTTGACCCGAGACAGGTGATCTGATGGCTGACCGTACTTTCGCCTCCCTTGTACCCCGTGTAGCTGCCAGCGTACCCGGTTGCCCACAACCCACCATCATTCAGTACATTAGGGATGCAGCTATCCGCACGTGCGAGCGAACGCTGTTCTGGCGGTATCAGGTGCCGCTGTTCAACCTACTTCCCGGTGTCAGTGAGTACACGTACAACAAACCGACAAACACGGATGTCCATGTGCTGTTCGATGCGGTGGTCAACAACCGCCCGCTTGAACGCCTCACGATGGAGAAAGCCATTGAGTTGTACCCGCAGTGGGCTGACCTCTACAGTGGGCAAGACCCCTCCGTGGTGTGGAGTCTGACACCTTCGGGCAGCTTCAACAGCTTCGACTATAACGAGGCGCTGTTCAACGAAAACTCTGCGTATGTACTCCCGGACTCCATCGTTGCTGACGGCACGACTCCACAAGCGATTACACAGGTAAGCCCGGACAAGTACATCATCCTCCCGCTTCCAGACGCACAGCGAACTTATGAGTGCCGGATGTTCTTGGCGCTCAAGCCAAAGCGCAATGCGACAAGTATGGATGAGGTGACGTTTGACGAATTGGAAGAAGCGATAATGCACGGCGCACTCCAACATCTTCTGGTGCTGCCAAACACGAACTGGTCAGATCGTGAGCTTGCTGCGTACCACGCCAAGCAGTATGCCTATCAGACTTCGGAGCGTAGGGCGCGGGCCAATTTGGGTAATGCCCGTGGTATGGTACGGGCACGTATGCAGCCTTTTGGAGTGTGATATGGGAATCCAACTTAAGAACAACGCCTCCACTACGATACCTGCAAACCTGACCAGTATCACTACGTCTGTAACCGTTGCATCTGGAACTGGTGCGTTGTTTCCCACCCTTGGGGGTGGCGACTACTTTTACGCCACAATCCAAGATGTGAACAACCACTACGAGATTGTGAAAGTCACTGCTCGTACTGATGATGTGATGACTATTGTGCGGGCGCAGGAAGGTACGATTGCGATCCCGTTCCCTGCGAACAGCCGTTTTGAGATTCGTGTGACGGTGGAGAACCTTCTCTCCAAATTTGCTGATCTTGACTACCTGTTGCTTTGAGGTAAATGATGCCTATCAAACTTGCAAACAATGCT